GCTACATCTGCAGTTTGATTAGCCACTAAATCAGCTCCAGAATCAGGATAGTGCATAGTAAAGTTCTTACCTAATTCTGCAGCACCGTATGCCAATGCTGGAGCTGTATGTATATGGTATCCATCTTTCTTAATCGAGAATGAGTCTGTCATGTTATACCTCCGGCATTTGGTCTATCAGGTGCTTTTCCGAATCAAAGTATGAACTTCCTGAAGCTAAAGACTGTCCGTCAGAGGAAGGAGGGGGAAGATCCTTTGATACTATTTCTGGATTAAGAGAACTATCAGCAACACCTTTCTTACCAAGCATTCCAACAAGACCTCCACTGTCACTACTTAATGCTCCCCCAAGAGCAATAGGTGTTATAATAGAATTAGCTATTTTTGCTCCGGCACTATTAGGATTTGCCGCCATAGCGCCAGCTCCAGCAATCATTAAACCAACTAATGGGTTTGCAAAGCTTCCAACAAGTCCCCCTACTGTGCTAGTTGCCGCAGTTATAATCTGTGACTTATGTCGTTGCTCAGTAGCAGCCTTCTCTCTCTGCTGCCGTTCTACTTCTTCCTGTACTGCAGTTCTATTAACATCAAGCTCATCCGTTAGTTCTTTAAATTCTCCAGAATTAGGATAGTCTGATAGTAGACCTTGACCAATCAAGTTCAATGCTAGCGCTAAATATGGCGCAGTATGGACATGATAATCTCCTTTATTCTGAGAGAAGAAGCTTCCTCTTTTATCAGACATTTCTATTTCTCCTATCCATATATAGCAGCAAGACTAGAAACTATACTAGATGCTACCCAAGTTGCGGCTCCAGCTAGAGGACTTAAAGCCTGACCAACAGCCATTCCAGCTTGCACATCAGGACCAAGAATACTAGCAAGAGCCTGTTCCATTTTACTAGGTTTGGCTTCTGCTAATGGAACTCCGCTCAAACTATTAATGGTACTAAGGCCTTTCATAAGAATGTCAATGGGCCACAAGACATCTCTACTATCTAGTTCCAAATCTCTGGCATACTGGTCATTTGTGGCTACAATACTAGCACTTCTAAATTGACTTACTAACTGTGCAGCAACTCGATAACTTTCTATTTTCTGCGTCTCAGCAGCAAAAATCATTCGAATACTATCATCTAAGACCTGCGCCTTCTGTAGTGTCAATTGTCCTCTAACTTTTGCATTGTATCCAGATAAGTCCTGCTGCCTGGCCATATCAACCAATGCTAATGCTATCGCCGCTGGAGAACTAGTCGTAGCATTGATGTCATAATACTGAACAGCATATGCAGTCTTTCTCCTAAGATAGTCTGCTCTAGTATCTTCTTCATACGAAGCTTCTAAAGTTGCTAAATCACTTTCTCCTGGAAGACTAGCATCTATCATAGCTTTTGCTGTGACAGCAGCACTAGTGAGTCTACTGTCTGGATTCTGGTCAGCAATTAGCTTAATATAACTATCTATCTGCTGCTCTATGACATCAAGATCCATCTGGGGATCGTATGCAGCAGCTGTTCGAAAGGGATTATTATTTATGGCTTCTTCGACAAAGCGGACCATATTGTAGCCATAAGTACTAGCTTCTCCAGTACCATCAGCTGGTGCGATTCCAGAGTCCTGCTCATATTGATAGTTTGGATAATACCATCCATCATCGACTTTATGTGCTATAGGAGCAGCACCAGTAAGCCATCGACTCTGTCTACGGAGTAGATATGCTGGATAGGCATTACTAAATTGATTTGTTGTGATATCAGCTCCTTTTCCCATCTCTATACCTCCAAAGTCACACGAACATAATTGCAGTCAGCTCCTAGCTGTGCCAGTCTTCGTATGACTCGTAAATTGTTGGAAATTGTCCGTATAGCATAGCAACCTCTCTGTCGAGCAAATTTCTTAAGTTCACTAATTCCAGAATTCCAAAACTCATTCTGTAGATACGCTTCACCTATAAGATGATCTACCGATAAAACGAACTCTCCAGAGAAGTCACCAGGTTCAACATGAGTAACTACATAACACAGAACTTCTATATTCCCATTCTCTTTGTTCCCTACTCCTACCCACAATTGAGCATAGTCACTCAGGAGAGCAACAAGCCAATTATTCATGCCCTCCTGAGAACTATGATAAAATGGTTCTAAATTAAGTTTCACCCACAGACTCTGGTATATATCACCCCAGTGACTATTGATGAAACCAGGAGTAGCTTTAATCAATTCAACCGACTTAAAACATGCGGAATTGCTGGGATCTGAAGTTTCTAAGATCCCTACGTTCCCAGTTGATTTTTGCATACTCAAACCTCGCGTCTGGTCCTGGCATGTATTTGATTTCCAACGCAACACTATGGCCTTCTATCAATTGAACATTGAATCCACCATCAACGACTAGAATCCAATCTGAGTACCTCCAACCACTAAAACCATCAGTCCTGTAAAGAGTACGCACAAACATATTAGTAACATCATAAGCTCCTATTTCGATATCGTGAATCGATTTCAGCATACGTTCTTTGAAGTCAATGGCATCAGTAGTTAGTCGAACTAAACTCCCAAGAGTAGGAGTAAGATCCTGATAAAATCCATAGAGCTTTCCAGCATACTGAATTAGGCCGCTAGGAATTTTAGCAGTCTCTCCCATACATAATTGTTGCGAGCCTTCATTAGTAACAAAACATCTTTGGCCGTTACCAATATAGATATCTCCCTGCTCAGAATCATAAAGCATAATCGGTGGATAAGTAGCACTATTAGTTTTAATCTTTGCGTCATCTTCAATCCACTGACTATAATCCAGATGCTTGAATTGCAGATCTGGCGTAATTACCCAAAGATGGCCCTCAGAATCCATGAACATATGATACTTATCACAATTCACCACCGCCCCACGGTCAAGCAGACCAACTTCACGCTTGACTATAATTACGTGAGAAAGACCACCATCTTGTCCCTCAACCGGCTTCGCAATAGAAATTCCATTAGTTCCATAAATGACAAGATGTTCACCAAGCTTCAAAATCCTCAGTACTTCTCCATCAAATCCAGCATGGAAAAAACCAATATCACGCTTACGAATAGAATCAAGGAAGAAAGGAACACCAGAAGTGAATGCAGCTGCATTTGGGAGTCCAAACATAGCAAGCTCAACAGAGAACGGCCAAAAATAATCGCCACCTCCGAGTTTGCTATAGAAAATCGTATTAGGGCCTATAGTCTGTCCAGCAAAGGTAGTCTCATATTGATGGAACTGAATCCAGGTATTCCAGAGCTGCTCCCAAGATTTATCTCCAGTCCCGGCAAATAGATCACTTGAAGCGTTAAAGCCACTAATGTACATCCTATCAGCAAAGTTTTCAACACAGCCCATCTTCATATTATCATTAGCATCTGTCCAGTGGAATACTCGCCAAGCCATACCACTAGAAGCACCAGTCGTACCATTACTAGGACCATAGAAGAAAGTATGCTTACCATTAGTAATCAGCCATATTTTACGAAAACTTACAGCATGAAAGGGTTTCTCTGTACTTAGAAATGCCAAGCTCGTTTTAGGGATATTATGGCAAGTAACATCAGTTACAACACAGCCAAGGTTAGCATCACCATAGATCTGAACACCATCTGTAACTGTATCTCCACACACAACTTCGAACTCAAGTGTTCCTACTTCAGCATCGGCAAGTTGAGAATAAGTCCCATCTCCAAGACATACTTTAATTTGGCCTTCGGCATATACAGTACTAATTGTAACCTTAACAGTATAGAGATATCCAGCGGTAAGCGTATATGCCATGGAAGCATTAAGTTGCTGAAGAGTACCAGAATTACCAGGAGTCTTAATAGCACCTCCATTTCCGAATGTCCAGCCAGCATTGTTAGTCCAAGCTGTGTGAGTAGCAAGGTCTGGCTGAGTCAAAAATTCTGTATCTGTTAATTCCTTGTCATAAGTAGTAATTCCAGCTACAGTATTATGAACTCCATCCCAACGATACAAGCCATTTTTACTGATAATCATAACCATTTCAGAAAGTCGAAATACTTGCGGAAATGGCCATGCATCGCCAGCATAGGGAGTAGCATCATCTTTGATTAAGTTAATAGTTTCTAGATTAACACAACCAAATTCAGTAGGTTTTGCATTAAGACACCTTGTAAGTCTCTGTGAATTCACAGGACTTCTTTTGTCTGACGTAAGACCAGCCCGAAAGTGTTCCTCAAGTACAGTAGTCGGCATTTTATTTCTCCTAGTAACGCTTAAATGCTTTTGTTGTAGAAAGCATTCTGCCTTCATCAAAGTTAAAAGTTATGCTAGAAATTCGCACCTTAGTATAATCAGTAGCCCTAAGCTCTAGCGCAGCGGCTACTCCGCTAACAAAGAAACTTACAGATCCAGTAGCATCAACTGGAATCCAGTCAGTTTTCTTAGGTTGACCAATTAGATCTAGTTTATACCAGAGCCTTCCATAAAGTCCAGTACAATCTCCGTCAATTTGGATATTTCTAATAGTCTTGATTCCATCAAGTCCAAAGTCATAGTACTGTGTTTTTGCGGTAAAATATAACCTTGTCCCTGACATATCGGCACCGCTGTATCCAACAATGCTTCCATCAGAACTTACCTCCAATATGTCAGTCACAGCTTCATTTGCAGCTGACATTCCAGTTTCACTTAAAATTAACGAGAAATCATTAGAACCATCAGTATCGTCTGCATCATGAAAAGACAAATAGGCTCTTCTATTTCTCTTATCATAACATCCACAGACAGTAGAATCACTAGAAATAACAGACGATACTTTTGCATCATAGAACATAGGCTCAAGTTTAAAAGTATAATCTATTGACCAAAGTCTTCCAGCCTTGTCCATGAATATGTGCGTATTTTGAGCATTTGCAAAAGCACCTCTTTTGAATATACCAAAATCGGCTACTTTAATAATCTTGAAATGTTCACCAGCAGGACTTAATGCGTATACTGAATCTTCGCAATATACAACTATTCCATCAGCCAGTACTGACATTGCTACTATGTCACTTCTAGAACCATTAAGAGCTCTATTTCCGAGTAGTACATACCCCCACTCATTCTGCTGAAACATAGTCCGGAGTTCGTTTTTAGTTTTAGTAGCATTAGTCTGATAAAGAGTAATTGCAACAATACTTCCGATGAAATTATTGTTAGTGAAAGTAATAGTAGGAGTTCCAGAATGCTGAAAGAAATAAAAGTATCTTCCACTATCGTCCAGAACCGTAGCTCCGACAGTTTCAGTGGCACCAGAGATACTAAGAATTAAGTATCCAGTATTACCAGAAGTCTCGTCTATGTCTATTACAAGCTTATATATTCCAGTCGGAGAAAGCTCAGAACTAGAAAGTGTATAAGTAACATTTCCAGTACCAGCAGTAGCACTATTGAGCTTACTATTTACTACTGACCAGCCAGCTATTGGAGTAGGATCTACTTCTTTTGTCGTATACCCCCACGGACCTTTCGTAAAAGGATTTCCAGGAACTGTCAATAATTGATTGTAGAGTAAGTTTCCACTAGTAAGCTTTCCTGCCATACCTTCCATAGCATAGCCAAAGTCTATAAAGGCAAGTAGAGATGAGCCATTCAAAGGAGCCCATAAAACATGAGAATCTGTAAGTTCCTGCAATGTGATGCCATAACCACTAGTACCTATTGCATCTAATGCATTGTGTCTAATCCAATGGTCTAGCCATCCGTCAACTCCACCAAGAATCATCCTATTCCGAAAGGCACAAGCTGAGATAGGAACTTGGGCATTATTACTATAAACTACACCATTGAGAGAAAATAACATAGTCTGTGCGTTCGTAGCAATAAAGTTCTTCTCAAAAATAGCACTATGCCAGATTCCTCCCCAAGAAATAGATCCAGCTAAAGGAGTTTCTCTGGCATGACTATACCATTCTACTATACTATCTGTAATCTCAGTAGCTTTGTTACTGACAATGCTGTAAACTTTATCTTGACCTAAAGCATACAGAGCACTTTGATTTCCAACAAACTGTGGAAAAGGAAAGCTTTCTCCTAAAGGGCCATTAGTTTTTGTTACCTTAGTTACTGCAATATAAGGAGTGATTCCATTTCTTCCAGTAAAGACATTCTTAAGATCTACAAGAGTGTCTACATTTCTCTGCTCTAATGGAGCAAGACCCTTCTGTAGAGTATCTCTTATAGTAATCTTAGGCATTAGTATTTCCTTCTGTGAATATTCCAGAGAACCAAATCTCACTAGCTCCAGTAGGAAAGTCAAGTCCAAATCTATCACCTGCAGCAACAATTTGATTCGGCAAAGGGTTATTTCCTGCCACAAGTTCTACTGGAATAGTAGTAGTAGATTCACCATGATGGATAGATAAGATAGTTTTTACCTTATCATTAGATGTTACTAGCAAATTAGCATTGCTGATATTACCAGAAACTGGAGCCATCCATTGAATAGGAGTTCCGTTGCTCATAATACTAATAGCAGTCCTAGTAATGACAATAGTAGTTTGAGCTGGCTTTTCTTGGTCTTTATAACTAGCTCTCTGTTCTGGTATAGTTCTAAATGCTCTGTGCATGTTACCAACCTTTCATGGTCTTTCCGTGTTCTATGACATCAGTAGCTATCTCACCGCAGAAAAATCCACGAGAGACGTCTTTTGCCAGCTGCTGGACAATAGTGTTACTGGGATCGTGTACATTCTGAGACAGCATACCTGCTGCCAAACTTAGTACTGCCTCAGGTGCTCTTTGAAACCACCAATTAGTATCGAGAATAACATCGCTCTCAAACCAGCCAGACAGATGAATTATAGTGTCAAAATTAGGAGCAGGAACAATTACTAGAATATTTCTGTACTGGTCTTGCATATCTACGTTTCCATAGATAGAATTATAAGTAAAAGCCTTTACACTTTCGATAGTGCAAGTTCCAGCATTGCTGTCAGTTTCGATAATAATTCCAGCAACCATGGCATTAACAGTAAAAGTACTTGCTCCAATTGTACCATCGGCTATAGTTTCTGTCTGAATAACAGTAAAAACTCCATCTCTGTTATCCAATAGCTTCACAGTAACGTTACCTTTGATAGCACTAAGATTAACAGTAATAGTTCTAATATATCGGCGAAGAGTGGCTTGAATCAACTTTCCAGTTACACCACCATTAGCAGAGATCGCGATATTACTATAACTAGTAACATAGTCTCCATCAGCAAACCAGCTAAATAAATAATCATTAAGATTATTCTCACTAGAATAACAGCTAATTTCTTCGTCTATGTCACAGTCATTGAACAGATACATAAATCCATCTTGCTGAATCCCGGTACTGTGTGTATAAAATAGTGGAATTCCAGGATCTATTTCGTCGAACTTCTGCTGATAAAGACTCTTAAGATACTCTTCTCCTTTATACTCAAGTGGATAGAGACCATCTCCTTTCTCATACCACATTTTGTCAATATTAATAAGTCCATCTGGGCATATGATAGATTCGCCAGAAGCAAGAGCATAGACTCTTTGCTGCTTAGTTTCTCTGACCTTGATACTCCTATCCAAAGCCCGGCAAGCAAAAAGTAGCCAATTAGTGGCCATTGTGTTTATGCTATAGTCTGGAACTGTCTCACCATTGCTGTTAACTTGAGTTCCGACTAAGTCATACCTACCAGTTATTCTACAGAGCTGCTCAACAGCTTGAGTCTTATTCAGCAGAAAGTGCATCTCACACTCCGATCTTCGTTCAATGATTGAATCTAGTTGTAGGGCCAAGACTGCGGCCTTAGCCCTACAACCCTCCGATGAATTGCGGGATTTTCAACTTTCCGGACAAATTACGGCAAAACGTTATTGACACCAACGTTTGTTAGCCACATAAAGGTTTCAGGAAAATAGCAGGCAAGGCCCCACTCAGCCAAATAGCCTTCTACTTTGCCGTCGATAGCAGTAATACCGCCCTTGCCTTGAGTAACATCTTCCAAAAACGTCGTGTCCTGGAGATAGCGATACTCGAGGTTCTTCGGCTCAAGAACGATCATGGTGTTAGTATCAGACTCTTCAAGAGTCAACAAAGGCGCTCGGACGAGATTCCAGATGCCAAACACAGTCTTCAACTTAGTGACATTGATGCCATAAGCAGCTTCACCTTCGTTGATAATATACTGAGAGTTAGCATTAACGAGATCCTGAATGCCCTGCAAAGCACCATCGCCGCAAAGGACAACCTTCTCGTTCGACGGACCCCACTTGAAGCTCTTCCGAATAACATTATTGATAGCGTCTTTGCCATATTCACTCCAAGGAGCACCATGATACTCACTAATACGAGCCATGTCAATCTCGTTATCCGGTGCATACTCACGAATAAACCACCGAAGACCGCCAGTAGCACGCTCAGGCTGGCCATTAAGACCCATAGTCCATCCTGGAACGCCATACATCGCCGTCATTTCCATGTCCATCGCGTGGTTCTCTAGGCATTCTTTCTTCGCTTCAGCATAGCCTTCTTTCGTCCGAAGAGAAACGAGAGACTGCTGCGCAGTACGAGTCATTGAAAGACTGTTACGAGTGATCTGGAGCATGTTTTCGCACTCAATAGGATGAGTCGAAATAGCTTCTGGATGACCAGAACCTTCAGGGTTGATATTACCAGTGACCATACCAGTGGTGACAGCAGCAGAAACACAAGCACCTTTGTCATTTTCCATCAGCTGTAGGCCAATGTACGTTGAAGAGACAGTTCCGGTGCGTTGAACACTGACGATTTTACCAACAGTATCCTTACCTGTGTTGCCATCAACACGAAGCATAAAGGTCTGACCAATGCGAACTAGATTTGCATCATTAGCATTGGTAAGATTCACAAAGAGTACTGTCCCATCAGTAGCACCACCGGTGTATACACTGGAAAGAGAATTGTCAGTATAGACACCTTTAATAGACATACTACGAGCAGCCGTCTTTTTCGTGAACCAATGAAAGTGAGGATTCGTCTCCTTTGTGTTTTTGAGCTTGCTCATAATCGCCGTCAGGGGCGTGTTTCCGTTGGGATAGAGATAGAGAATTGCTTCACGCCAAGTCTCGGGATTTTCGCTAGCACTCCAGGTCTGCAGACCGCGCATGCCAAGAGTAGCAGTATAGCCAGTGCGGAAAGTTTGATTAATAGCCATTGTAAGAACCTTTCAATTACGCGATTGCGCTACCAAGTTCAATCCAAGAAACACCATTAGAGCGGAGAGTAACAGAGTCGCCCGCTGTGTCAAGATTATCGTTATGATAAACTTTCTTACCGGGGCCACTAATTGTCATGGCAGCGCCAGCAACAGCAAGAATTACGTCTACGACTTTCCCCGGGCACAATGCAGGAACAGGAAGAGTCACAGTAAAAGCACCACCAGAAGTATCGCCGATAAATACATTGGTGTAGATGTTCATAGTAGCAGTAGTAGATGCTTTCTGCACACTATCGACGCCAATAATATCTGCTTCGGCTTGAGCCAAATTGTCAAGTCCCATCACACTAACTCCTATTTAAGTCCAAGGAGATCAGCTATTTCACTTTTCTGATCTCCAGTTTTCGTGACAGTCTTAGCGGGAGCACGGCCACCGCCAGTAGGTTTACTAAATCCAGCAGGCCTCGTAGGAGTAGCTACAGCTTGTGTAGCTCCAATCCCAAGTCGGCGTCGAGCTTCTGCGGCGCCTTTAGTAAACAAATCCTGCACCGAAATTCTCGGGTTTTTCGTTGTCATCTCTTTGAACACATCCTGAACAGTCTGCTCTTTTCCAACAAGGTCTTTATTGTTAGCATAAAACATTCGATTATACTCGAAGATTGTGCTAATCCTAGTGGCCTCAGAAGTAATGATAGGCTGCATTTTTTGGATTGTTGCTTGCACTGCAGAGTTTAAGACAACATTAGCAAACTTGTTTAAGCCTTCTGGACTCGACACAAAATCACCATAATGTTCACCAACAAGATCAACCAGCGGCTCTTCAGCTGGCTGTTCTTCTCCATTACGCTCTGCACGAAGAGATTTCAACTCCTCACGCATAGCTCTAATTTCATCCAGCAGTGCATCTTCACGCTCTGTTGGTTCATTGGACTCAGTGGCTGGAGTCTCGACTTCAGAATCAGACTCAGACTCAGTAGGTTCTTCCTCTCCAGTCTCTTCAGATTCTTCAGCTTCTTCTCCAGTCTCAACATCCTCAACCTCAGACTCAACATCAGATGTTTCTACTTCAGGAGTCTCAGATTGTTCAGCAACATTAGATTGTTCGGCAGATTTAGACTGTTTGGTAGTGGCAGATTTAGCAGACTTAGCTTTAGTCGTAAGACCAATCAAATTTGCAATATCAGCACTGATACTGCTGCTAGAAGATTCTCCTCCAGAGGAACTACTAGCATTGCTAGTCCCAGCTCCAGTCCCTACACCAGCTCCCATTGCTGCTCCACCACTCGCTGCTCCGGCTCCAGCTGCTCCACTCATGATTTTTCTCCTTTACTTTGTTTCTTCTGCACTTCTTCTTCGATTCTATTTTGCTCTTTCAATACCTCGTCTGGAAGTTTTAACCAGAATTCAAGCCCGGCTAATTCTCCTTGGAAATATCGAAGTTGTTCAAGAGTAAGTCCAGGATTGCGTAAGTCAATCTGGACAGCCTCCATACGGCGTTTTAGTACAACTTTGAAGTCATGATCAAGAGCAGAGCCGACGAAATGTACTAATTCACTCGGATCTGCAGTCAGTTCGTTATCATCGTGACTGTTCATTATTGAGCTCCACCTGCGGTTGGCTGTCCAGGTTGTCCCGGTTGTCCAGGTTGCCCCGGCTGTCCTTGTTGTCCAGCTTGCTGCATCATTGCTATATCTTGTGCACTAATCGGCATTGAGCCTCTGGCCGCCGCCACTTGGGCAAGAGCCATATTATCAGGCTGAACCTGCATTGACTGCATCCGAAGAAAGCGGCTAGCACCTCTAATTCCACTTCGAACATACATATCAAGTACTTGTCGAACTGGATCAAAAGCATTAGCGGTCTCTGGAACTTGTCTTGTCAGCTGATAAAGCTGCAGAATATCCTGCATATCCTCTCCACCAGGACTAGTACCATCTCCAGTGACTACGTCATATTCGAAGATAAAATCCTGCGGATCAAAAGTCTGACCGTCACCATAGATCCGCTGTAACTCTTGCTGATTTTCTCCAAGCATTTGGATATAGACACTTTTAGACATAAACTGTTGCAAGTGACTGGCGAACATATATCCTAAGTCTTGCATACTCTGCATACTAACGATACGGATTTGTTTTTCTACTCTGCCCATAGCACTATTTCTAGTGTCTCGCATTTCAGTAGCACTACGGCGCTCGCCACCAGAATGTACCATTCCCTGAAGCTGGTCAACGGCACCAGTAGTGCGCTGGATCAAGTCAATAGTAGTACCTATATTGCCAATATGACCAGACGTAACATCATGGACTTGAAGCTGCTCTACTGCATTTTGAACACCTCTGCCCCACATATGTTCGCGGATAGTAGAAATACCACCAGGACCGGCGTTGACAAAACTATCATAGTTTACAATATATGGATCAATCAGAAAGCGATTATGAAGAGCCTTTCTCACATTAGCCACATGGCTTCTAAACAACCAATCGATCCATTCCTGCATTCCACTAATGACTTCCAATGCTGATACTGGACAGGTTGAGTAGCCATCGAAAGTAGGACTGCAGACTGCGAATGGATAGCGGCCATGGTTAAGGTTTGTTGGCTGGCATCGAATAAGGACGCCACTTCCAGCAATCTCAAAAACCCACTTTTCTGGATACTTACTCTTGCCAATTTTCCATTCTTTAGGAATCAAATTAACATACATCACAAGACGGTCAATGGGCTTAGTTCCATAGACAATATTATCGCCAAGTCTAGTTTCAGCGAGTGGACTTCTGTAATTAAGAGGACTCTTTCCGGAGTCTTCGTTTAGATATTCAACGTTAAAATAGACATCTGGTTGAAGCTCCTCATTTGACAGAAGGTTTACATAGCTTGTAACATCAGTATACCCAGCGAATTCTCCCTTTTGAAAGTCCTGACAAGGTACGTTCGGGTCAGGAAGCCAATTATAAACGCTGATATTATTAAGAACATTCCCTTCGAACAACAGGTCACGCTTAGTAGTAACTTCCATATCACTTTGTATTGGTTCACCAGAGATGGGACTAGTCACGATTCTAGGTTGAGTTGACATTCTCTTGCCGTACTCTTGCTCCCATGAAACGCCTACAATTCCAAGACCATATGCTAGGCCATCTCTCCATTGTGTATGTAGGTTGAGAAGAGTCTTAGCTCTCCTACATTGCATATCAATAGCAAGCTCAAGAAGCATTGCCTTAATGCGATCTTCTGGACCGACACCATAGTATTTGAATAAAGGAGTTCCACCTAAGTTACTCATCCAAACAGTTAACAGAGTCTCAAGTGTGGCATAAGTCATAGGAACTACGACAGATACTACTTTTCGTACATCTTCTTGCTTCTCTGCTAATTCCTCAGTGTCCAGCAAAGCATAGGCACTCAATACACGTTCTGTGTTTTCGTAAGTACTCCACTTACGCTGCATAACACTTTGACTATCGCTGGCCATACTGATAAGCCGGCTTACAATACTGCCATGAAGTTCACTACCCGGACGAAGATCTAATCCCATTGGATATTTATAGTCTTGCCTACCTGTCTCAATATGTATAGGCTGAAAGCCCGGGTTAATGATTTTAGGCATTTCTTAGCATCTCCATTCAATAATTGAACTTAGTTATATGCGTATTGCTTCTGTTGTCTGTCTATACTGCGGAGTTTATCTAACGCTGCTTTTTCTTTGCAGGCATCCAATAGTCCGTTTCGTCGTTGCGATGCAGTAATATCGATAGGTATCGGAGCCATAAATTGACGCTCTCCAATAGAGAACATTTGTGAGATGTAACTAAGTGCATCTATCACATCCTTCTTCTTACTTCTAGGAAATTGAAGAAGTTGTGCCTCAAGTTTAGCCGTTAAAGGATGATTTTTATTATGTTTCACGCGGCCCTGACGATAGAGAGCAACAAGACCTTCTGCAATTCGTGCATCTTTTCCATCTCCAAGCGCTTCCGAGTACATGTTTTTGCCTTTTTTAGCCCTAAGTGGAACTAGTTCATAGTTTCTTCCACTAGTCCGCATAATGTTTACTAGGTTCCAAGTACTATATTGCTCAAGACCGTCTACTTCATAGCCGATAGTAGTAGCATTTAGACGGTCAGCCATAGCAAAACATTCTCTAGCCTGTTCATCTGGATGTAGTCTATCAGCAACCAGGTCGATTACATAGACTATTCCATTTCTCAGATCAACTCCAACGCCAACAATAGCAGTATCACAGGCTGTTTTGTTAGTAGTTCTCGCTGGGTCCATGATGACTACACGTTGAATATTAGGGTCTGAGAGTTCTGAGGGACTATAGTAAGCAAAGTTCTCAGGTTTAAAAGGTGCACTCTCGCGGGCAATAGGTTGATTGCGATACTCACGATAGAAAACATCCAATAGACCTTGATTTCTGTACCACTCCACCAGTTCTTTGACGCCTTCATCGCTGATCTTCTCTGGCCAGTTACTGTGAAAGTCATCGTCACATAGTTCTAGCCGAACTGAAGTCCAGGCGGGATCGGTAATAAGGTTTGAAAGAAGTGAGTCTTCGTGAAGAACAGTACCAATTACGACGATTCTCCAATTTTTCTTACTTCTATCAACACAACCTAGTACGTCGGCGTAAAACCACTCAAGAACTTTAGCTCTCTGCTCCTGATTCTGTACGCTCTCAGCGTCTTCAAGATCATCAACAATAATTAAGTCAGGACGCTCATTTCCATGCAGAAACCCGCGGACCTGCTGACCACGGCCTCTCGGAAAGACCAGAGTTCCAGGTCTGCCAGCCTTAGGATTATTCATGATCCACATGTCTTTAGCAAAAACATCTGTTTTAATTGGCGGAAAATATTCGTTGATAAAAGGATTACACTCAAGTTCGCGTTTGAAATTCTCTGAGTGCATAATAGCTTGAGTAGAAGTACAGCTAATTGGGACCATAAAGGCTACTTGTCTAGCAAGAGTCTTCCTAGCAGGAAATGCCAGCTGGACCAGTGAGGACTTTCCAAAGCCACGATCAGCAGCAATAGCGAGAAGCTGGATGCTATCATCATCAAGAAGTTTCATAACTTTATGGTGGTTCTTGCTGAATGGAAGAGTAAATCTGTCTGGGAAAAGAGCTTTGGCACACGCTTCTGTGCTACTAAGAATAGCAGCTAGCATGTCTCGCTCTTTTTCAGATAGAAGTCTTCCTGACATCTTAGGACTCCGAAGCTTCGATAAGTTCAACAGAAACACCACCAGATGGAGAGTCATTATAACTAGTACTTTCTACTAGATTCACACCATCTGGAAAAGTTACCATTATTCCATTAAGTGGCCATAAATGAATTTCATTTACAGTAAGAACTGCATCTGCTGTCGCATTAAGTTCCAGTCTAAAATCTCCTGAATTAATATCAGTAACACCAGCAAAAAATAGATACCTAGAAGGAGTTGCTGGAGTAGCTAGAGCATATAAAACATCTATTGTGAAATGTGATGAAAACGTGCATTTATATTTAACTGTCAACATTCCAGCAGTAAAATCACTCAAGTGAATAAATCCACACCAGCCTTTTCCTGATGTAATACCTGAAAGTCTAGTATCATCGCTAGCTGTAGCACTTCCAACATTTGCCCCAGCTACCTTAGCTAGTAAATCTCCAGTATCACTCCAGCCTGTATTTGCGTCTAAGGTCCACATCTGATTAGGATGGCCATAGTCAATACCAAGATCACTTTTGTCCTGCGCATTTTCCGGTGCCGCTACTACAGTTCCTATTTCTGATATTGATCCTATTGTTACTTTCACTTGGTCGCCATGTGCAAATAGATGACTATTTGCTGAGCCGACAGTTTTATTCCAGCAAATATAGTTTCCATCCTTATCAAACCCAATAGGATGAATTAGGTAGGCATTCGAAAAAGATTCTCCGTCAATTTTGTGCACACCGATGGCTTCTATACCAGGAGGAAAGCCTTGCCTAGCAATTACTTTATACTTTGGCGCAGGAATAGAAGTATATATTGATGCTAGCATAGCTTCAACATTAGCTTTTGTCTCACATAAATCAGCCCCAACAGCTTCCTGCAATCGGTCATATGAGACAAGGCCGCTAACTTGTCTGAGAGCATATCTAAGAGAGCTCTGTATTTCTTCCAGCGAATATACTAGCATAGTTCTTTCTCCTACTTTGACATCAACATTCCAGGAACCGAGACTGGAGCGCTTGCAGCGCTTGCAGCAGTGGAAGCTTTCAGTAATGGTGTAATAGCAGAAAGTAATTGTACCATCGCTTCAATTTGACCACTGTTGTCTATGCCAGCAATGTTTTCTCCACTAGAGAGAGTCTTACTGGTCTTAGTCTGTTTACTCTCAAAGTTATGTGCAGTCTGGCCAAGTTTACCAAACATTGCAGCAGCTGAGATGGCTGTAAATTGAGTCTCAGTCACCACAGGCTTTCCGTCAATGGTCTGAGTAGAAGTCTCGTGGGTACGAGTTACAACACATCCGCAAAGCGAAACTGATGCAATCAAAGTTGCTCCTGTGATGACTGAGACAAAGCGAGTCATTTTCCTTTTCCTCCGCCCTTTTTGCCACCCTTATTATTGCCCTTACTTTTACCCATTTTGTTTGTCCTTTGTGTTGTAACCTTTCACAAGGTTCACTATAGCATAAAAGACTGATCCTACTGCCACCATGTCTACATTAGTACTAGCATTCCCATCAGCTAGTGCTATCACCGCTCCGCAGAGTATAATCAGAGACTGTGCTACAGAGCAGAGTGTAGTTCTCCAATTACTAGTGTCAAACTTGAAAGTGCTGGTACTCATAACTGAACTCCCATTAGTTGTAAAAGAGCCACAATAAAAGCATAGACTAGAGCGAGAATCTGTTCGATATTCATTTGGATATGTTCCTTTGCATATGTTCGAGCACAAGAGATTTGGTCTCTTTAGTAACGTCTCTTATTTCACTCATTGTAGCCTTGATAGCAGAAATTTCCTGCTTACATTCACTTATGCTCTGGGTATTTATATATACTCTTGCTTTTAGCTCTCCATCTGTCTCATTCAGTGTAGACAATCCATAGGAAAGAAAAGCTACAGTCAGTGCACCAATAATACTAACAGCAGTAATGAGAAGCCTATTGCTAACTCTGGCTTCTTTTTTTGTTATCTCCAATTCAATTTGTCTCTCTGTATCCATCAATTAATTTCTTCCACGACTGGTTGGCACAGTCTGTTGTAGTTATCTATATACTGCTCTACTGTCGCAGCTCCTAGTGGGCTATTATAATACTGCTTATAATAAGCTGCCTGTTCTTCAAGGCTCTCTGGAATAGCGCTAGGCACTCGGAAGTAATGCATTCGAGCAAATAGACAACCAATTTTATCATTGTTATCCAGAGTCATCATCTCTAGGATTTCATCAAGAGTATAGTGGGTGGCCCAAGTAACTGGGGCGTGTGGATCGCAGAAAAGGAAATTTGTGGCTGTCTTAAGAAGGAATGATTGTGAGGGGAACTGGAACAACTGAAGTGAGGCTTGAACTGATTCCTTTTCTAGCTGCCACTTACTAAAGCCACCCACTAAGCTATCAAACTGCAGCGAGCGTTGGCGCTCCCACACCAATCCGCTTTCTTGTGCCGCAGTACCAAAAAGAAGTCTAGCCGTGCGGTTAGCGTAGGCTTCACTCGGTTGAACTTTTGAATAGACAGTAGAAGCACATTCTTTGCATATGTTCCATATATGCATAGATTCTATATTCATACTGCTTCCGCCTTAGTCTCAATCGGGCTTTCACCATTGACGTTTTTCAAGGCTCTGTTTGTTAATGATTCAATATCCTGCTCAGTTAATTTGCCATCGAAAGCAACGTTAACAGATTTTGTGATGGCACCGTAGCCAGCCCTGTCCAGCAATGTACAAGCAACCTTTGATCGTAGTGCTATTGAGGTTCCCTCTTCTTCGCCATTAACAATTCGATTCAGTAGATTCAAAGAGACATCAGCGCCTTGTTTTATTCTACTACTCATACTAGTAGCATCAAGGTCACGTTGGATCTGAAGCAACTCAAGTTTGCTCTTCCCCATAGGGCTATTCAAGGTATAGTTAATAACTTGCTTGCTAACCCCAAGAGTCTCAGCAATTTCAGTCATGCTCATGCCAGACACAGCTAGTCGGCAAATCTCATGATGAATATTGCTAAGCTTCCGTACTACGTTCATTTCTTTACTTTCTTTTTCATTCCAGCCTTCGGTATAGGACCCATTGGGATAGAAGGAGCAGGAGGAGCGGGAGGACTAATAGATGGACTGCCCATACTAATTGGAGCCTGCCCAAGCTCTGGAGGCTGCAAAGGCATTTGCTGGTCTGGGGATTGCTGGGGCTGTAGTTGAGACAACTGAGGCTGCTGTGGCTTAGGCTTAGGCGGCAGCTGCAGCTGCAAATGCAAATTAGGCCGCATATGGGATGGCTTCTTTGCCTTTTTAAGCCCAGCCGGTGCAGCCTTTGTGACTTTCTTCATGCCATTACTTTTCATAACATCTCCATTCAATTATTGAACATAGAAATGAGGAGGTTCTATAAGTGATAGCAACCTAAATTGCCTCATGTCATTTAGCCTTGAATATCAGCTCAGAAGGCTCTGCCTTCCTCTCTCTGTATTGTAAAGCTGGAGCAATAATTGCCGGGATGACAATTATTACTATCTCTGATTCAACTGGATTATTTGACTGTCCTACTTCACTAATGGTATTAATATCATAAAATGGATGAAAAGTCAAGTTAAAAATTTGTCCTTTCTTTAATATTTATGATAAAATTTGTACATTTAATAATATCACAAATACCAGAAAGGCGAGAGCGCAACCATTGGTAGTGTAGCAATCCCCTAGAGCAGGTGGGCAGGGAGCAAAGTGTTGGTGCTAGAGAAGAGGTAGAGGTATTTGAGGGCTAGAATGTTGGTGCTATAGGAATAGTAGAACTATCTGAGGACTAGAGTGTTGGTGCTATCAGAATAGTAGAACTGTTGGAGGAGCTGAATTAGGAATACTAAAAACGCCGTCATAGGAAGGTGCTACAAGCATAAGTACTTGATTTCGTTGGACTTAGAAGTGTAATAGGAGTGCTATAGGAATAGGAGTAATATTTGGGGGAGCAGAATTAGGAATACTAAATGCGAATAATGTAATTTCTTGTGTCTTAGTTCAATGGTTGAGCGTAGTTGGAGTATAGTGCTATAAGCATAAGTTCTTGATTTCGTTGGACTTAGGAAGCGTGATAGGAATGCTATTGAAATGGAACGGTTTTTGAAAATAATTGGTTTTTTTCCTTGACTTTTGTGAGGAACGCTGGTACAATTGATTTAGAAAGTTGAATCGTAGAGTCGATAGAAAAAGGCAATTCGGACTGCCGGAATGGTTTCGGTGGTCCAAAACATTAACAGTATAAGGAGAAAAGTCATGACAAAGAGGTTTGAGGAGATTTACTCCTCTGGAAAAGCGTACGGCAACCGGAGTGTCGAGGTTCATTACATCATCGATGATAATGCGGTGGACTCGCTCCTAAAATTCGCGGCGAGTATTAAGTACGGAACAGCGACGAGAAAAACAGTGGCAGAGACCGGTGAAAAGATATTCATCGGTCAGAACCATGATGTTTTGCATATCAGTAAAAGTGGAAAGACATTGCAATGTCAGAGGAGCAATGTCTACGAAATGCAAAAGAAAAACCTGAACGACGCCGTTCAGAAATTGAAGGAATTCCTAGGTCGCTTGACGGACCTAGGTATTGAGCTTAATCAGGAACAGCTCAGTACAGCGGTTGCGGACATTGCTAAATCAAACAGTGTCTCTATACGCGACCTCGCCCTCACGGCACGTGACCTTGCTATTACTGCTCATGACCTCGCCCAAATAGCGAAAAGCGGGGACGAGGAAATTAACGAGGAAGAGGACGAGGAAGCCGAGAAATGAAACATGAATGTTGCGGAAAAACATTGAGATATATGCGCGTATTGAGAAAGCACGATGCCGATAATAGGGTTGTATCTATTACACACGTCTGGCGATGTGACGTGTGCAAGAGGTACTATAGGCAACGTGCTAGAATGCCGAAACGGGCCATATATGGTGGCCCGGCGGTTATCCACTTCTGACTAGTCGCTCTCGGGATTTTTGTCCCGAGAGCTCGATTGAATCACAAAACGAAAAGGAAAGTCCTATGTGTGAAAATTACATACCATACAGGTGCCCAAAATGCAATACACGTCAATATTACGAGTGCGAGGATGACGTGTGTTACAACGAACTCAATGCACCGCGGATATATTGCTCCGTGTGCGATACTGAGTTAGTATTTCTGTATCCGTGGGAGTAAAATAGACTCTACAACAGCCCCTCGGGATGAAAGTCCTGAGGGGCTTTAGTGTTGCTCGAAGAGCTTGTGTTCTCGGGAGCTTGCTTCCGAGAATTTGATTATCAGTGTTGGGTTCGAAAGTCTCGCTGTCGAAAGTTTAACGAAAGTCTGGTGCTTTCAGGAGCTTGCTTTCGAAGGTCTTGCTCCTGGAAGGTTGCTATTGTGATTATTCTCTTCCTCTGGTCTTTAACTGGAGGAGATTAATGCTGAAAGCTCTAATTGTAGTGATGTAAGTCCGTAGGCCCGTAGTGGCATGTACATGCAAACACATTTGGTGTGAATATAGTTGTGAATTTGCAGAAGTAGAGCTTCTCAAACGTTTATAGTTGAATGTTCATAATTGTGAATTCGTAATTGTGATGTGTATATTTGGTGTAATGTGTGTATTAGTGTATTAGTATACTAAAAAAAATATTTCTCTCATACAGTACAACTAAAGACATACACTCATATACACAAGAACATACTCTTTACGAAACAAACTTTACTACACACTATAAGATAAGACTTACAACTTCGTTCAGACAAAATGTGCTTGCATGTACATGCCACTACAAGATTACAACACTACAATTGGCTTCTTCGAAGCCAGAGAGAAGCAGAGCGAGAAGCGGAGCTTCTCTAAAAGCAAATGAGAGAAGAAAAGCGAAGCGGAGCTTCTCCGAAGCAAATGATGCGGCGAAGGTCAGAATGTTAATTATACTCGGGTCTGCGTAGCAGGCACAATATGAAGCAAAGCTTCGCAGAAGAGGAGCTTCTCCAATGAGAAGCAATTCTTCATATCTTAGTTCAATCGTTGAACTAAGATATGAGGAATTACTAATAGGAAAGGCTTCTTCGAAGACAAAAGGAAAGGAAAGGATGTTATGGTGAAAAGTTGGGATAAACTGCTTTCCTCTGCACTTTGCGCACAGGAAAGCTATGGGAGTTGGAGCTATCAAGTAAAACAAGTCTTGTTGCTCCAAATGGCAAGACAAATAGAGGAAAAAGAAAGAGAAACAGAAAGAGGAGTCGGTTTATGAGTAGAGAGTTTCTTTTAGCATCGTGTTGGATACTTTCAGTAGCTGTCATTGGTTATTGTAGCTATTTGAAAGGTAGAGAAGATGGATTTGCATTAGCAGTGAAGAAATTGAGGAGTTTCAGAAATGAATAAGAATGGAAAAGAAGAAGAAATTCTAATCGGCTGGAAGTGGGTCCATGCTTGTGGAGACACTCTAGTTTCACTGTCCGAAACTGGACCCTCAATGGTCATTTATAAGGAACTAGAGTGGACTACTCCAAAAGAAGGTTCTGGTCCATTGTGTGTTTATGGAATCGGCGAAGGAAAATATGTGTATGGAGAGCCATATGGTTCGCTGCGTATGTATAAGTGCAAATATAAGCCTTCCAATGAGTACAGAGTTTGGAGAAAGGATGGTTCCCAAACTTTTTTGCGTGGACTTCTGAGAGGGACTGTTCTCGCGTCAGCAGTAATGTTGTTACCAACAGAGGAGATTTAGGAAATGTCTACCAATAGAACTAGAATCTTGACTGGGTGGAAATGGGTTCATGTCCTTGACGGCGAACTGAAAAGTCTATCGGAGCATGGGCAGTCCACAGTTATTTATGGAGAACTAGAATGGGCCACTCCACAAGAAGACTCTGGTCCTCTATGCGTATTTAAGCGCAGAAAAGACTCACGTATATTTGAGGGTCCACACGACACAATGCCACTATATAAGTGTAAATATGTGCCTTCCAACGAAGACAAGGTCTGGAGAAGAAGCGGTTTTAAAACTCTCCTAAAAGACCTCCCAGACGGAACTGTTCTCGCAAAAGCTGTAAAATTAATACGAAAGGAGAAATGAAATGCCTACGCATAATAGGCCACTTTCTGTAATAGCCAGAGAAATTCGCAGTTCCTGGAAAACTGAATCTCCATACGCCAGACCGTATGTAGATGCTATGATGAGTCTATCAAATATAGACTCCTTTTGCCATCAGGACTCCGCAAGTGATATCGTAACTCGCTTTCTTTGCAACGCTCATTCCTGGCGTGGCCAAAAGGCGAGAGACATTAAGGCAGAACTACTAAGGATGTTGCAAAATGCCAAAGAACGCAGAAATGCTAGCTAAGTGTCAGTATGACATAATTAGCTGCATGATATCCATCGTCAAGCTGCAAAAGGAACTAAAAGCTATCACAAAAAGGCTCGATAAACTCGAGCATGCTGCAAAGCTTTAAGTTCCAAAACTAAGTCTTAGAACTCCAAATGAAAGGAACTTTGAAGTGAGCGTTAGAATATATCTATGCTGTGATAGTTGTGGCGCGCAGTCACCATTCTACAGCGAATATTATCATGACTCTCCAGTCAAAGACTGGAAAGGGATATTTGAGTCTCAATATCTCCCGAATGGTTGGCTAATAGAAAGGAGACACCAGAAAGTTACTACAGTCTTGTGTGATTCGTGTAGATAGATTCATTAGGACTGTAATATGCATATCATACACCTAACACAAATATTACAGTCCTAAGTCATTATCCCCCAACGCTTTATAAAAGCCTTGACATTTGCGTCCATTTATGATATAATACAATCATAAAGTGAAGAGCGGAGAGAAAATCATGATGAGTCTAAACAGCACTAGAAAAGCAGTGTTAGAATGTCGATGTTCTTACACTGAATTAGCAACAATCCTGAGGTTCTACTTAAAAGATGCTAGCCGTGCGATACCCAGGACTAAGTCTGGGGTAGTGAATATGGTCATAGCAGATTTTTATGACCTTCTCATAAAAAACAATCTAGTAGAGCCTATAACCGAGGAGTCCGATGCTATAGAAATGTTTGCATCTTTAGGCTTTTCTATCCGTAGTAGAGGTGCGGTTCCGTCTGCAATTGTCAATGCTTACAGAAACCAACTGCACAATGAAATGACAATGCTTACAGAACCAAAAACACAAGAGCAAGAAGAAGCGCAAGATATTTCTATAGAGGAGTCAATCAATGTCTTCCTACAGCGAAACAATCTCTGTAAAAGATCCGAAAAATCTTCTAGCGGCAATGGAGAAAGTTCATCGGTTGAATCCGAATAGTCTTCTCGAACTGTCACTAAAGGAAGACCTGCTAACTTGGACCATCACAGATGCAAGTGATGAAAACAAGTCCAAGTCTACTGCCATTAGTCTTCTTCAGGATGTTCTGGCATTATTTGCTCCACAAGTGGAAGAACTGGCACCGGAACTAACGTTTGATGACCTAGCAGTAGAGCATGCCAGACAACTAATCCTACTGCGTAAAATTCGCAGCTATCTTCAATAATTGAATCAAGATAGGGTTCCGAAGCAATTGCAAGAAGCAACAGTAACAGCAAAGCTGTTGCAACAATTTGATTCTAACTGGAATGGTTCCAGCTATGAATATAGTGTAACTTTTTAAGAAAGGACAAAGACCATGGAAATCAAGGCTCGTGCACCGAAAGCAAACAATGCTGAAGCGACTTTCAATTTTGACTTTCCGGCCACAGCGCTGGAAGCCATAGAAGCCTACGGCGACGAAGTAGTTAATACTTCCTTCATCGAACGCCAAGTCGTCAAGGCTCAGGCAATTGTACGTCAGCATTTGGAAGCAGGTAAGGCGCCTGAAGAAGTTACTGCCTACATGGAGAAAAATTGGAAGCCGGGTGCCACGATGTCGGACCCGACTACTGCGGCTATTAACACTTTCAAAAATATGTCCGAAGAGGAACGCAAATCGTTCCTTGACATGTTGGCGAAAGTTGCGACTGCGTCTGGTGAGTAATATCCATTTGCCCCCAAGTGTGAATAGTTTCTACCCCTGGCTATTCACCTAACAGCCCGGTGGAGCTGGAAAGTGAAGGTGAGAGTATCTCCCTCCCCAATCTCTTCACACTTTCACTTTCACTTTCGAATCCACCAATTTTAAATTTTTGAGAGAAGCAAGAAACAAGAAGTGCTATTGTAAATGTTTACAATATTTTGCTTCTTCTTGCTTCTCTCATTACTAAGGAGACTCGAAATGAGTACTGGATATAAGGTAGTAAGACCATTTAGCCGCGGCATTGGCCAAGGTCATGGACTATGTTCTTCTTTCATACAGCTATCCAGCTGTGTAGAATATATACCCGAAAATTCTATCAAACCTAAGACTGGCCACGGTCCACTCTGTGTTTTCACTAATCTACTCAACGCAGAAGTTTACAGAATAAACGGTGAGCAAATTTGGGAGTGTGAATATGAAAAAAGCAAGGAAATGAAAGTCTGGACAGGACCGTTTGAGACAACGTTAGACCAGTTAAGAACTGGAACAGCATTGGCTAGTTCTGTAACTTTACTAAGGAGAGTCAAATGAGAACTGTCTATATTGTAAACGACGGCGGGCATGATTATTCCGCATCTACACACTTTGGTTCACTAAAATTTCTAACCTCTGGCTGCGTGTCAAAATATAACACCGGAAAGATGGTTAGATATATAGAAGAAGGACTTAAGGACTCACATAAGGATGACTACATCCTATTATGTTCCTTCTCTACTCTCTGCTCTATTGCCTGTGCCATATTCGCCCATATGCATGGAACTTTGAATCTTCTCATTATGAAAGATGGCGGATATGTAGAACGTAGGCTGGACTTTAGTAGAATAACTAACAATAAGGAGAAATCTAATGACTATCGAAATTAAAAGCGCGACGTATAAGTGCGATTGCTGTGGAATAAAAGCAGACACTTATACAAAAGACATTCCAAAAGGCTGGCACCAATTCGGCTACGAAGTTTCAATCTGTCAAAATTGCTATGGGATTCTAGTTGCTGCTACTAAATTCAATTTTAACATCCTGAATGTTATAGTTGAAGGAAAAAGATCCGAAGAAGAGAAGGAACTAGAAAAACTGGAAGGGGCGTTCTATGCCTAAAGAACTAATCACAGACTCGACAAAGCTTAAATGCTTTATGACATGCCAGCGCAGATATTACTATGAGCATGTCCTTTGCTGGCAGCCTGATTATCCTAACATTCACCTAGAATTTGGAATTGCTTGGCATCTTGCTAAGGAATTCCTTCTTCAAGATGGCTCATATACTGAAAGTGCTGCCCATGAAGCATTCCAGAAATTCCAATCCCACTATCGGAAATTCTATGACATCGCAACCGATTCGGACAGAGCACCTAAAAACGCAGCCTTCGCTTATGAAGCCCTTCTGTCATACTGTGAAAAGTATGGCCGACAAAACAAACAATTCAAAGTCCTTCACACTGAAGTCGCGGGAATGGTATCTCTCGAGACTAACAATCTCACAGCAAACCTCTGCTATCGTATTGATGCAGTGGTGCAAGAAGACACTGGAAATATCCGAGTCCTGGACCACAAGACTGCTTCTGTCGAGAGCCAAGCTTTCATTGACTCGTGGCAGCTCTCAGTCCAGATGGGAGCCTATATCTACGCAGTAACTTGTTTCTATCCACCAGAGCAAGTCAAGGGAGCTTTTGTTGATGTGACATACTTTCGCAAAAAAGGAATGGGAACAGAATGTCACAGTAGAATTCCAGTCCAGAGAGGAGAAAATTCCCTCCAAGTCTGGCATTGGAATGTTCTGCAGGACGTAAAGAAACTCTCTAATGAAATTTCTATTCTTGAAAACGAACCTATTGACAAGCCTGTAATGGAATGCTTCCCAATGAACACAGAAAACTGTACCAAATATGGCCGTTGTCCGTATATGGATTTCTGTGTAGCTTGGCCGAATCCCATGAAAAAAGCAGACTCAATTCCAATGGGATTCAGAAAGAAAGAATGGAATCCTCTGGAAATGCAAAGTGGCGCTAAAGAAATATGGAAAAAGGAGAATTAAAATGAGCAATTCTTATGAAGAAACTAGACACTTGCGTGAGACGCAAATTGCACGCATGGAAGAGGGGGAAAAATTCATACATTGTGAAAGATGCGGTTTTGCTCTGGACAAGCGGTCCTATGAAGAATACGTCTGCATAGTATGCGGAAATTCTGTTACTGGTATAAAAAAAGTATCTTACGACTCTATTGACATTGCCGAGATGCGTGAACACGCAACGAAGAGCTGGAATCCATTGAGCCGAGATGTTCTGGAACTATGTGACAGAGTCAGGGAGCTAGAGCTAAAGTATGCCGATGCAATTGACTTATTCAAGTCCTATCGAAACGCTATGGATCGGTGGCGCAAACACCTAGCTCATGTATCTATCCTACCTGATTCAGAATCAGGCAGATGGTGGTTCTCTGGAACACCTAAGTCTTTGTCGGGCACAATCCGTACAGGAACAGTCAATACCTTAATAGAAGCCATTAACACCGCGTGTGATATAGCAGAAGGAATTCACCATGATTCTTAAAGTCTTTGAAGACTCACTAGTAACCAATGCTGGAGAAATATTCACACTAGAGAAATCATCCAATGTTTCACCTCTTCAAGAATTGTCACGGGATGCAGAACTCTACGAAAACATTCTCCAGACTGCTGAAATTCTGATAGACTCATGCAATTTGTTCTCGATTCCAATAGAAGAAGTAATGAAAGAAGCAACAGCTAGGAGCCAAGAAAACAATGAACTTACCAGCTTCATCCCAACAGTCATTGAACCAGACAATGAAAACGCCGACTATTCAAACGAGTCCTATTGCAAGTCCTTTATTAGACGCCTTCAAGAAAGCCAAGGAAGCCACTCTGACGAAGATTGAGAAACAAAACTGGCTTCTTTATGGTCCTGTAGCTAGTGGTAAATCCTATATGATCAAAACTGCCCGCTTGCCAATTTTAGCATTCTCTTTTGATCCTAATGGACTTCAGTGCCTTAAGCCACTAGTAGAATCTGGCAATGCTATAATTGTAACCTCGACTGAAGCTGAAGATAGAGAGAAGCCATTCTGCTTTGAAAAATTCGACAAAGAGTGGACTTTCTATAAACAGTACTTCTCTCAATTTGGCACCGTCGCTATTGACCCACTAACGGGCTTCGCTGACGCAGTGATGAATTTCATATTGAAAAAAGACTCCCGCGCCGGCCAAGTCCCACAAATCAAAGACTACTATCTTCTCCAGTCCGTCTTGATGGACGTCTTTAGAGAAGCCTGTAACATTCCGTGTGACTTTATTCTAACTGCCCATGTCGGGACTGATAAGGATGAAGTCACTGGAAAAATTCTCACATCTCTTATGGTTTCTGGAAAATCGTCTGTAAAAATTCCTCTTCTGTTCGACAATGTTCTAGTCAACCAAGTCCGAGCAGATAAAAACAATACTCTCTATGGAGTTCTCACCAAACCTGACGGCCTATATCAGGCCCGCTGTCGAATGGAAGGAAAATTTGAGCCTTTCGAAAAGCCTGACATTATGTATCTGCGTGCTAAAGGAGGAAAATCTTGTGAGCATCTTCCTCCTCTTGCATAAATATCTCAGTTCAATTGTTGAACTAAGATATTCTAACTTCCCTAAACTGTAAAGGAGACCTGAAAATGCCTACGTTTCTGAACATTGACCTTGCGAGTGCAAAAGAACCTCAGGTGGTAGAGCCGGGCGAGTATCTCATGAACATCGAGTCGGCTGAGCTAAAAACTGGAAGGGAGTCTAAAAAACCTTACGTTAATCTTCGCTGCTCTATTGAAGGACAGGAAAACGCAAAGCAAGTCTATCATATCATGAGCCTGCCCAGCGCCGATGATGACGACGAAGTTCGAAACAGTCGGACTTTGGCCTTTGTTCGGCTCTGTGCTGCGACTGGCTATCAACCCGGACCAAATGGAATTGCCATAGAAGAACTCTCTGGACAGCAGTTCACAGCAATTCTTGCTCTTGAAGACGATGCCCAATACGGGCCGAAGAACATTATCAAACGGTTCCTGAAAAGGGACTAAGTAACCAGTAGCAACCAACAGCAAAGGAGCGAAGGTATGTACAGAGCATCTTCCTGTAACTACAAGCCTCGACTAGTAATCGAGATAACTGACAGTCAGTCTCAATTTCTAGGACAGTTTGTCCCGCATGGAATGCGAAAGGCTGCCTTCGCTCCATTACTAGACCTTGTAATAGAAGGAATTAAACAACACGGTGTAGGCGCTCTGGCTGCACTTACCGATGGAAAAGTCAAAATTGACTGGGGAATCTAACATGGAACCATTAATTCTTACTCCTGATGAGTTTGCTGATAAGATGCTTAGTATAAGAGAGAAATATACACATAGTGTAGCAGACGGACATAGAGCAGCAGACAATATAATGTTATACCTTTTAGAATCTCTTGGCTATTCTAAGGGAGTTGATATATTCGAAGATATGAATAAGTGATATGATTAAACAAGGAGTTTAACTATGGCCACCCTAAGTGCTCTCAAACGTTCTATCTCTGAAATGCCATTCGATGAAGCTGTGATGCTGGTGAAACTTCGACGTCAAGCCCGCCGAGATTTCAAACAGAGTAATAGAATCGAAAAGATAGAAGAATCTCAGGAGAAAGCCACAAAAAAGACTCGTGCTAAGACTTCTGCTAAGAAAGCAAAAATGGTAGAATCTGCAAAGACTCTTACACCACAAGCCGCAGCGAAGCTGCTAGAAATGTTGAAAGGACAATAAATGTCATCATTACCAGAAGAACTGCAATATGAAGCCGGCGAGACTATTATCACAAAGATAAAAGTCGGTGAACGATTTAGAGAAGAGTATGGAGACATAGAAGGTCTGACAGAATCATTCGATATTGTCGGCCTGATTCAACCGCTTGCTGTGAAGCGTCTCGAAGGCGACGAGCTTTATGACTATGAACTCGCCGCAGGTGGTAGACGATTTTTCGCACTGGCGAAAAAAGGAATCACAAAGATTCCTATTCGCATATACCCACCGTCTATTAGCGACGAGACACTAAGACTCGTCGAACGAATCGAAAATGTTTGCCGAAAGGACTTCGAGTGGACAGAGCTTGCAAAGCTTGATGATGAAATTCATTCCATACAGATTGCAAAGCACGGTCCAAAGATTTCCACCGCAAAAGATGCAAAAGGATGGAGTCAAAAAGACACAGCCAAAATGATGAATAAATCTGAAGCTGCTATTAGCGAATCACTTAAAATGGCTCGCTTAATCGAAGAGCATCCAGAGCTTGCTGCTAAGGCCAAAACAGCTGCCGATGCTCGTAAACTTGTAGCTGCTTTGGAAAAACAAAAGACCTCAGCTGCTACTGCTGCTAAGATTGAAAGTCATCAGAATTCTATCGGCATTGATGCCGTTAGGAAACAACTTGCTCAATCCTACATGATTGGGGATGCCATAGAAGGTATGTCAAAATTTGGAGACAAAGTTTTTGATCTTATTGAAATTGACCCTCCATATGGTATAGATCTCAAGGAAACCCTCGCTTCCGATGGGCGTCTTTCGAATGCTTTGGATTATAACGAGGTACGAGCAGAAGTCTATGCTAAGTTTATGGACAACGTTATCCGAGAAGCTTCTCGTATTATGAAGCCCGACTCTTGGATCTTAATCTGGCATTCCCTTGAATGGATGCCTATGTTACTCGAGACCATGGAACGGCACAATATTCATCCTCGTAAAATTCCAGCCATTTGGGACAAGTCAAAAGGTTCTATATGGGCACCGAATCCTACCAAATTACTCGGAACTGCTACGGAGTTCATGCTTTATGGATGGAAAGGAAATGCTAAACTCAACAAACCAGGAAGACATAATGTCTTTTCTTACACCAGTCCTACCTCTAGTGCTCGTATCCATCCCACAGAAAGACCAGTTGGGCTGCTACAGGACATACTCGGGACATTTACAGCACCGGGATCTATTATTCTCAGTCCTTTCCTCGGCTCTGGGAATACAATACTCGCCGCCAGCAACGCAGGAATGACCTGCTGTGGATTCGATCTTTCTAAACCCTACCGCGATGGATATATCATCCGAGTAATGGAAGGAGCACCAGGAAACTATGGAAAAGAGAAGCAAGAGAAGACCAGTAAGAAATCGGGACAACAGGAGTAAGATACAGAAGATAGCTGACCAGTATCTGTCTGACCTTAACCCAGACCATGTGCAAAGAGTTTTAGAAAGTGGAATCTCATTCAACATTGACCACTTTCGAGATGCTATGCATATTTTTAGGTCTATTCGACATGGCTTTGGTCAGTATGTCCCTGATAACAAGCGTCTCGAATTAGCCTTTACACTTTTACTTCACCATGTTATGTGTACACAGATAGGAGAGTCTAAAAATGTACAGGACAATAGCAATACCAGTAATACTGAAATCAGGGAGGAGCCTAATAGCTAAAGTAACGGCAGATTACAGTAAGAGTCCTATCGACGCTAACTCCCCTTTTCATGTCTGGAATGCTTATGACATGGAAATAGAATGTGCCGAAGAACTTGATGACTGTGAGGAGGATGAACTGGGAGAACTGATAGATGAAAAAGTAGCTATAGACAAATTTCTGTCCCTTAACTATCGTGTTTCTCATAACTTGGACTAAGGAGTTCTTCAATGCAAGTGTGTATAAACATAAACGCTCTAGGGATATCTGTAAGATCCGGAATATCCGTAGACTATAAACACTATCCAGCTACTAGAGAAGAACCAGAAGAAACTGAGCTTACAGATTATAAGCTAGACTGTATCTGTGTTGAGTCAGAGGAAGAACTACAAAAAGTGCTGGACGAAGATGGTGATTTGGAAAACGCAACAATAGAAGACCTAGAGAAAACAATTTATTTGAATCTCTGTGATGGAGTCTACGACGAAGAGATTCTAAACGCCATCGAGCAGAAAACGGAGTAAGTCTAATGTTTATTTACATTGCTGAGGATGGAAATATATTCATCCGGGAAGAAAAAGACAAGGAGATGGATGCCACCACTGAGGATGGCTCTTGGCAGAAGATTGAAATTAGACCAACCGTCAAGACTACCCAGTGTATAGTAATCGTTAATGAAGAAGACCCAGAAGTCTTTACTCTAGGACAAATTTCCAATGAACACTAAACGTCTATTTCTAATGAAAGCCCACAAAAAAACTACTGGCCATAATATCACACCTGATTGGACCTGGTCCATTAAACTTGATGGTATAAGAGCCTTTTGGGATGGAGGAATAACACGTGGGCGTGAAGATGTACCATTTGCTTTTGGTGAATTCGCTAGTGGTCTTTGGTCCATTAACGGCAATATTATTCACGCCCCAGATTGGTTCCTTGACCAACTTCCAAAAGTTCCATGTGATGGAGAGCTTTGGGCAGGGCCGGGTAATTTTCAGTTAGTCTCTAGCTACGTGCGAAAGCAAGTTCCTATCGACGAAGAATGGGAAGCTATCAAATATATGGTCTACGATTTTCCTGGCCTAGCAGATGTGTACTGTCCTAGTAAGATGCTTACACTTGCTACTCTCAAGGTAGACTGCACACCATCACTTCATCAATACATGATGAATGCTGCTAGTGAGAGATATAAAGACTTTCTTATCTCTGCTCCACTTCCTACTAATATCAACGGCCATGCTATTTGCCGCTCAAATGTCTGCGACTATGTAGACCAAATGCCAGTCCCTTCTTATCGCTTCATCATGGATTCCGTCATGCCAAAGCTATTGGAAAACAAGCATGAAGGAATAGTCTTTCGTCATAGGGACCTAACTTGGACGCCTATAAGGAGTAACTATCTAGTGAAGGAAAAACCTTTCTCCGACTCTGAAGCTCTAGTAATTGGTCTGACCTTTGGTAGAGAAACAGAATTAGGCTCAAAACTGAAAGGCTTAATGGGAGCACTTAAGGTCCGGTGGAATAACAAAGAGTTTCTAGTCTCTGGCTTCACTGATAATGAACGCCGATTAGACTGTACTATTGATTCTGAGAGTGCTACTCAATATGCAATAGAACATGCTGGCGAAGAAGCTCCAAACTTTATTGGAGCATACTACTTCCCACGAGGTTCTATTATCACATTCAAATACCGAGAACTGTCAGATGATGGCATTCCTAAGGATGCTAGATACTGGCGCAAGTTTAGCGAATAAGGAGACTCAATAATATGTCCTTCACAAATTCACCATCAAGCGAAACCCGTATCGTTCCAGGCATCGGTCCGATAGACTCTGAAGTAGTCTTTGTCGGAGAAGCTCCTGGAGAACAGGAAGAAAAATCTCTACTTCCTTTTGTCGGTACCTCGGGAAAACTACTCCGAAGTCTGATGCACCAGAACATGATAAACCCATCCAAATGTTATATTACTAATGTCATTAAAGAACGCCCACCAAAGAATGACATTACTAAGTTCATAGACATTTCTAACAGAAAAGGTCCAGTTCTTACTCAGGAATATCTAGCTTATGAGAACTGCCTAAAGGAAGAACTATCTCGATGCACAAATGCAAAGATCATAGTAGCTGTAGGTGGAGTAGCTCTCTATGCACTCTGCCGTCTAGGAGCAGTATCGAAAAGGAGAGGATCTATATTAGACTCCACTCTACTGCCAGGGAAGAAAGTTATCCCTATCATCCATCCAGCAAGTGCTCTGCGAAATTACCTATTCACTTACTTTATATCTTTCGATCTGCAAAAGGTAAGAGAAATTTTAGACTCTCCTACTATAGAATCTTTCTCGCCACACTACAGAATTTTAATCAAGCCAAGTTTAGATGAAGCGATTTCATATCTCCATGAAGTCTCCAGTAAACCCATCACCGGAGTTGATATTGAAGTAACGGCACAGGAGGTAGACTGCATATCATTCTCCATCAATCAGCCTTCTGGTATTACATCTATGTGTATACCTATGATTTCACAAGGCACAGAATATTTTCTAGCCGAAAATGAGACTCGTTTGTGGATACTAATTGCAGAGATTCTGCAAAATCCTTCTATCACTAAGGTCTTTCAAAATGGATCTTTTGACTCGAACTTTCTGTTTGACCGATATGGAATTCGCTGCGAGGGTCTTATTGAAGATACTATGATAGCTCAAGGTCTACTTGCCGCTGACTTCCCCAAAGGCCTAGACTTCATTACTAGTATCTATACTAACCAACCTTACTATAAGGATGACGGTAAACTCTGGAAGACTACTATTCTTGGCCCCAACGCTGATCGTTGGTGGACATACAATGCCTTAGATTCTGCAGTCTTGTTAGACATTCTACCTAAGCAACACAAAGACTTGCACAAGCTGGGACTCTTTGAGACTTACAGATCCCACTGTCAGCTCATTCCCATCCTCAATTTTATGCAGACCAAAGGTATTGCTATGGACACTGAAGGTCTGGAAAAAGCCTCACTTGAAGCTAGTACTTCTATTACTCAACTCAAAGAATCACTGGAGAAAATAGCTGGCTTTCCACTGAACCCTTCAAGCCCAAAGCAGGTTGCGGATTATTTCTATGTCCGCAAGGGTATAAAACCTTACACTAAACAAGGTTCAGTTACTACTGATGAAGACGCTCTGAAACGCATTGCTGCCAACGGACACATCGAAGCTTCTATAATGCTTCAAATTCGAAAGCTAGTAAAGATGAAAGGCACATATTATGATGTTGACCTTGATAGTGACAATCGTATGCGTAGCAGTTTTAATCCTATTGGAGCCTACACAGGACGATTAAGCTCTAGTAAAACCATCTTCGGTACTGGCGCTAATATGCAAAACCAGCCAGCTATTATGAAAAACATGATGCTGGTAGACCCTGGATTTGTTGCTTATAATGTTGACATAGCTGGAGCAGAGAATCGCTTAGTTGCTAACATCGGCCCAGTGCCAGCCATGAAGGAAGCCTTTGACAAAGGCATGGATGTTCACCGTCTGACTGCTTCTCTCATTTTTGACATTCCATATGAAGACGTCTCTAATGAACCTGGTTCTGCTAGAAACCTTGGAGATGGCACAAAGAGTCAACGCTTTTGGGGAAAGAAACTCAATCACTCCTCCAATTATGGCATCGGTCCGGCGCAGCTGGGTCTGAAACTTGAACTTCCTTTCTCACAAGCTAAACGTCTATTGGAAATATACCATGACCGCTACCCAGAAGTCCGCTTCTCGTACCAAGCTCAAATTCGACAAATGTTACAGAAAGATCGTAGAGTGTATAACTGCTTTGGACGCAGTTGTAAATTCTTTGATCGAATCGAATCTTGCTACGAACCTGCCTATGCCTTTCCACCACAGTCTACTATTGCAGACGTCATCAATAGAAATGGATTATGTTATATCTGGAACAACCAAGACATATTCCATCATGTCCAAATCCTGCTCCAAATCCACGATTCTATTGAGTTCCTAATTCCAAACTCTGTTCCTTGGGATGAACACTCATTCATTCTTCAGTCTATCAAAACGAGTTTAGAAAAACCAATCTCTTGGAAAGCTAACACATTCTTCCTGCCTGTTGAATTTGAGATGTGCTATCCAACTATTGGACATTCTGTCAAGCTAAAGGACTTTAGTGCAGACTCTCTTTCTAACTCATATGATTCGTTGCTCGTATAACTTAGTTCAACGTTTGAAGGGAGTTGTTTGAATGAGCAGAAACTATGAAGATTGGCTTGATGCTTTTGTTAGCTGGTCTGATGGAAGTGAGAGTCCTAGAATCTACAGAAGATGGTGCGGTATATCAGCTATTGCATCAGTTCTGCGAAGAAAGTGCTTTATCAATTGGCACACGAGACTATATCCCAATATGTACATAGTTCTTGTCGGCCCTCCTGGAGGGCGTAAAGGAACTGCTATGGGATTTAGCTTTGATATGCTAAGCGAACTAAATATTCGCATGGCCGCTGAGTCTACTACACGTGAAGCACTGATTCGGGAACTCAAACATGCTACTGAAACCGATATAGAACCTGGAGTTATTACAAGCAATTCCAGCCTGACTATATTCTCTCAAGAACTAGCAGTATTTCTAGGCCAGAATAATCTAACCATGATTGCTGATCTTTGCGATTGGTTTGATTGTAGAAGCAAGTGGACCTATCGCACAAAGCATCAAGGCACAGATGAAATCATCGGCGTCTGGGTAAACCTTCTTGGAGCTACCACTCCTAGCATCCTCCAGAATGCGCTACCACAGAATGCTATCGGAGGTGGTCTTACCAGCCGAATAGTATTTATTTACGCCCCAGGCCGAGAGAAACGAGTAGCTCTTCCTTTTACAACTGACGAAGAAATTAAAACTAGAGAACTGCTATTATCTGACCTAGAAGCTATTGGAATGCTCAAGGGTCCATTCCGTGTGGGAAAGCCATTTCTGGTAGAGTGGGCAAAATGGTACAATAATCTGCAGACTCCAGAGCATCTGGATAGTAACTACTTTGATGGCTATATGCAAAGAAAACCAACACATGTCATCAAGCTCTGTATGATCCTTTGCGCATCCAGAACAGACTCTATGATAATTGAACCTGATGATTTACAGAGAGCAGTTGACTTTATTGAGGAAGCTGAATGTGGAATGCCTAGAGTCTATAGTGGCTTTGGCCGCATGCCAGTATCAGACATTATCCCGCAAATAATGAGTATGCTTATCACAAAGAAAGTCATTTCTAAAAAGCAACTTATGAGAAAGTTTTTAACTGAACTTACTCTTGTCCAACTGGATGAAATATTGTCAAGTCTACAAGCTGCTGGCTATTGTAAGCTAGTAGTTACAACTAATGGAATAGACATAGAATTCACAGGAGACAAACAATGATAGAGAATTTTAAGTTAGATATACCAAAAGAACAGTGGAATAACATATACACACATGCCATAACTCAAAAAAGAAAAGCTGCATTCAAAGAAATGGAGATGGAATTCGAAAGGTTCATGGTATTACACACACGACCAAGACCAAAGTATATACCTATATGGCTATACTATTGGTTATTATCTAAAGTACTGTGTTTATCGGAGTTCACAACAAAACCAAAAGAGCTAGAACAATAATGGAGGAAATTTAGATACATTAAACTAAATAGAAAAAGAAAAGTGAACTATTATTCTAGGATATTTTGGAAACGTTTGGGTGTAAACAGAAATAGAAGGAACTAAGGCAATGAGTGACGACGATTCGACTTTAGTAGAAGCAGTCTACCGTATGTCCAGAGACTTAAGAGTGCAGATAGCTCATTTACGAGACTTGCAAGAAGGCCCTGCTGATGATCCAAATTTTCCAGGGTCTTTAGCAGCACTTTCTAATGCTGAATTTGACATTCTTTATGACGCTTTTTATACAATGATTCCATTGTATGATAAACTTCAGGCCAATAAAGAAGCGGCTGTACCAGCCATAAACGCTGAATACAGCCGTAGGTATGGTAGCCAAAAGTAACTACTGAATAGTAGTATCTCCAGCGAGGTAGCTATAGGGCAGAGGTAACATTCCTGCCCTTAAGCTATCTCCCTGAGCCTTCCTCTCCCAAGGTCTACGAATCCTACCAATGCCATCATTAAGGATTCTAACTTGCATTTCTACTGGCAAACTCGTAAACTTTTCATTTTTACTCATAGTATCAACATACTTTCTCATCTGCTCTCCACTGGCAATAAGTAAGTTTAAATAAGCTTGCTTATCATAATTGTACGTTCTTCCGCCAAGATTAAATACCTTCTGTGGCATCTGAGGATAATATCCAATATTTGCAAGATAGTCCTCCATAGGAATTCTCACATCAGGACTAATATGCGGCGGTAGCCAATTAAGAAAAGTACTTTCGACTCCTACACTCTTCTTTTCACCCCAGACATTTACACTAGGCATTCTATCTATAAATCCTAACTTAGCTCCAGTAGCCTCTTCATAGGCCTGAAACAGTGTAGGATACAATGCACTAGCTATTACTCCTTCTACCTGTGGCGGAATATACTTACCATCATTATGTATCATGTTGAGTTCTTTACCGAGCCATCTATTCAGTCCAGAGAAAGGAATAACGTTAGTAAAGATGTTAACAGCTTGACGGAGTTCTTTATTTCCCGGCTTATCATTCAGGTATGTCCCCAAGTTTCCAAAGAATCCACTATTAGTAATCTCTCCAAGAACAGCCCAGCCAGCCTCAGCCAATCTATCTTCCATATGATATCGTAGAGGATTTTCTTTGCCTTTCTGGACCATTTTCTCCTCATCTTTCATTAAGGCTACGACTTTTAGAAGTTTAGAAATTGGGTCCATCTTGTCGAAAGAATACCAATTCCCACCCAGGCTAATGCTATCAGGCTGTTTACCTTCTCTAATAAACGCAGCCCTTTCTACAGGGTCTTGTGGAAGTGGTCCAGTGATTTTATCTTTATCAAAAAACATAGAAGCTAAGCCCGCTAGAAGAGCTCCTTCTACCTGCTTCGCAATTATATCCGCTGGACTATGTCCATATCCAAACCTATCACTGACTGACATCTGGTCATAGGCTTCTTTTATTGTCATTCTCTTACTATTTGCGTCCGTAAGATTGGAGTTATAATCACGAGCAATTCGGGCAGCTTCTCTCATTCCTCTTTCTTGTCCCTCCATATATTCTACTCCTAGTCCTATTCCAGGAATCATTTCAGCCCCGCGTTTTGCTATGTTGACTAGAGTATTCAGGAAAGGTATTGTAAAAGGCTTAGCCACTGGATGCTGTTCTCGAATTGCATTTAGAGACTTTGTCAGTTTTCCAGGGAGGTCACTGAAGACACTATACCTAGCTGCATCGGCAGCTTGCATTTGCTCTTTTGGTGTAGGTTCATAAGTTTCAGAGTAAGCAAAAGCTGCATCATGACTCATACCTTGATTTCTGGCTTTACGATACCCAATCTGCCGAACTTCAGCATTCCAAGCGGCGGCTCTAAATGGCAAGTCTGTTGCTATCATTATGTCAGTTCCAATATTCAGAATCGGATTAAAGCCTTGAATAAAATTCTGCAAGTTCATCATGGTTTGATTCGTATCACTACCAGGAATCGCTACGCGCTCAAATGCAGTACTCTCTCTTTTATGTACTTCCATGTATACTTTATCAGATCCCATATATGGAAGCGATACATCTTCTGGAGGATTCACGAACTTATTCACTATAGGAAGCTCACGCAGTCCAGTTCCTTTCCATGCTCCAATAGCACCAGCCTTAAATCCGGTCTTTAGTCCTGTCAGCATCGGAAGAATCTCACCTAGGAAAAACTGTCTCTGGCGGGCAACATTTTTGCCATAATAGAATCTATCCCACAATTGGCTTTGCGGAGTCTTGAGCATAATCGCATCTATTGTCGCGGCTATTGCTCTGTGAGGAACCTGAAACAAACTCCACAAAACATTACCACCTAAGTTAGACCCCCAGGCACCTGGATTACTTAAGAGACTACTATACATAATCTGACCTAGGCAATCAGTATATCTAGGATCTTGAGCCAGTGCTTCTACCGCACTCCAGTCTTTCTTTTGAATAGCTCTCTTAATAGCAGCACTAGCGGAGTCTAACTTTCCACCCTCAGCTAATTGCTGCAAAGCTGCAAGACCTTTTGAAGCAGCTATAGACTCCTTCAAATTTCGGAGTCCCAGACTCATACCAGCGTGATGTCCAGTACTTTGAGCGAGATCCAATATAACTTTGTTATCATTAACGAAGCTATCTACTATATTCTTAAAGTTATTAGGATTCTCTTGAATACTTGCCATTAGCTGCTTACTCTCTTGCTGTACAAGATACATAGCAACTGCTGCATCCTGTTCAGAATATCTCCGTTCGTATATAGGCTTTCTTCCTTCAAGATCCAGCTGAGCCATATAGTCTGGATCTTGTACAAGAACTGCAGCCCTGTCAAACAACTCTTGTTTCGATAGCAATTCTCTAGGATCATCACCCAGTCCAGCAGTAAAATGACTAGCAAGTTCATCTACTGTCTTCTTATCAAAGTCCAACTGGTGAGCATTAAGATTTGTCGGACTAATATACTTAGGAACTTGCTTCTTATCCAGCATATTAACATAAGCTGCTCTATCCTTTGGGTCCATAGTAGCAGCTCTACCTCTAACTATTCCATTCATTATGTTTCTCATTTCAGGTGAGAACTCAGTACCTGGAATAATTCCCTTAGAAGCCTCGAACATAGTTTCTAAAGTTTTCCTAACTGACTCAAATCCAGCAAGTGTCTCTTTAGGAATTCCTTTGGGTTTAGTCCCACGAAGAGCCCAGTTTGTGAAAGCCTCAGCAAAACGCTCCTCAGCTTTCTCTTGTTCTGGAGTAAAATCACCAGACAATTTCCACCACTGATTAGGATCATCATTATTGTTTTGGAAAGCCCAGGAAGTAATAGCGCCAAGGTCTTTTCCAGAAAGAGCTCCTCTCCATACGTGACCAAGCTCATGAAGACCAGTAGTAAGATCAGATCCCTTATAAAACTTCAATATTGCCTGACGATCTTTCCAGAGAGTTTCACCAAGAATTTGATTTGCATCTGTAGAATTAAGACTAATCTCTGGCCCTCTATTTACTTTTCTTGCCTCTAATATAGACTCGGTTATAGCAGAATTCATATCTCCAACCAACGGAGTAACTTTATCTATATCTCCTATAGATAAGTCTGCTTTTTTGCCAAAAGTAGAATCTACGATATGATCTGGTACGCCAAATTTATGTGCTATGTCCCGAAGTGTAGCCTCATTATTATGGCTAAAAACAGAACTAATCAAACCATAAGTACTTATTTCACTTTCACTTTTTGCTTGTGGGAAGCGTTCTAATAAATTCTCAGGCACTAAACCAGAGCCATTAATTAGACTCTTTACCTGCTCATCAATTCTACCAGAGCCTCTAACTATAGTTGGAATCCCTGGCATAACCCTACCACTATCAGGATTCCACTCACTAGGAGAAGCCCATTCTGGCTTGCCTTCTGTAGGATTTGGAACTCCTTTCATAGCAAGGCCGGAAGGTTTTAGCTTTGTGATATCTTCCATAGCAATCCGCTTGATATAAAAATCATACCACATTTCAGGCGGTAATCCATTAGCAGCTCCCCAACCTTCTGCCATAACTCTGGCAATCTTACTCATACTATCCGCGGCTTGAGTGGGAGTATAAGAGCTAATACCAAGAGCATCTAATTCCTGCTGACTCTTTCCCCACTGGAAGAAATTAGCAACATTTCGAATTTGCTCTTCGAAATAACTCTGCTTATTTTGAAAATTCTCTGGCTTTGTGGCTGTGTATCTTTTCATCCAAAAGCTTTTATCTTGAGCTACTGGCGTGGAATTAGGATCAAAACTTCTCTGGGCATCACTACTCTCTTTAGCCTGCCTATCAAACTCCTGTGCTCTGATCTCGTCAGCACTAGGCATAACTACTTTGCGCTTAGAATAAAGTGGTTCTTGAGAGGAATCCAACCAATCAGTATTCTCATTTCCCACTTTTCTGAAAGTTAATATATGCTCATATGCGCTAGCTTCATCTGGATTAGCTTTTCGAATTGTGTTGTCTCTAAGATTAAAAGTCTTCCATAACTGTCCCATCTCTAATTTCCAGCCCATAGCTTCTAGTCTACTAGCTAAAGGACTAGTAATCTCATTGATATTTTTGACGGAAAATCCTTGTCCTAGTTTGACAATATCTCTAGTATTAACTACTAGCCATCCGCCATCTCTAGTGTTATCATACACATTTTGGAATACTTTAGCTAGCTGATCAAAATAGGATGCTTTGTCTTTACCTACCTCAGCTGTTCCTGAACCATAGTCTTTTATGTCCATGTATGGAGGAGATGTGATAGTTAATCCTAGCTGTTTTCCTTGCAGTTCTTGCCCAATATCAGTATTTACAGAGTCAGCATTAATTATCTTACTCTTATCTGTGCCTAATTTAGCAGCCAGATTAATATTATCTGGATTCAGTTCTACTCCTAAAGAGTCTCTATTCATACTACTAGCGGCTCGAATTGTTGTACCAGATCCAACAAAAGGATCATACACAATATCATCTGGCTTAGCTAATAATTCAATTTTCTCTTTGACTAATGCTTCTGGAAAAGTAGCTGCACTACCAGAGTTCTTAGCTGATGTGTGTTCTTTTGCTGCATTTATATCTGTTTTTGTTGCTCCAACAGGAAGTATAATAGGCCTAGTCAAATACTTATATCTTTCCTCTGGTACATCATTTACTCCAGAAATTGAATCAACTGGTTGGAATAGTCTATTATTAGATATGCTCTGATAAAGTCCTCTCCCATCATAACCCTCTCTCTCGAACTCAACAATAGCAGTCTTTAGTGCTTTGACTCTTTCACCATAGAACTGGTCCATCTGTATTCCAGCTTCTGGAGTATTGATAGGATCTGGAGCGGAAGGATTTTTACGGAGAAAAATATGACCACTACCATCATTTGCCACATAGTAATCTAGCATATTACTCTGCTTCAAATCCATAGCCACTATTTCTTCTGGACTTAGATTATCAGTATATCCTTTATACAATAGATCCGCATTAACATTATGATCAAAGCCACTATTAATAAGTGCCTGAGTAAAAGCTGGATTAACACTTTCTTGGACTTTTTGCGTACTAAGAATTATATTAACAGGAGCAGTTTGTCTAGCCTGGTATAACCCTCCGTGTGTATAATCGTCGTCATTTATCTCTGTCCCAATAGGAGTGCCTTCAGTAAATTCACTACTGACAGGAACACTACTACTGTTCACACTATCAATAGCATCTTTCAGAGCCGCTTTATTTTTACTTCTATTTGCACCTCTGCTACTGGCAGGGGCATAAAAGACTACATTCTTAGGTTTTCCAGTTTTTGGACTTGGAATACTCATACCTATAAGAGCATTAGGATGAATAATTTCCTCACTGCCATCATCTCTCTTCAATTTTAGAAGATAGTTAGATTGCCCATCATCGAAAACCGAGACAGAGTCGTCCTTTCCGATAGTAAGTATTCTTCCGCCTGTATCTTCTTTCGTTATATCAGGCATGAAAAGCTTTATGCCTTCACCAGTTCCAGCTGGTATGATATCCTGTCCTACTTTAGCGCCTAAATCGTCCAGTAATTTAGACCTAGTAACCCTTTTGGTCTTTTGTTGGTCTAAAGGAAGCTCTGGATTCTTTCCCTCTCTGACTGCCTTAGCAAAAGTCTGCACAGCATCGTATGTATTACTAAGCATAAAAGCTTTTTCACTATCACTGATAGCTGGAACTGTTTCAACCTTATTAGCAAAAGCTACCATCTGATTAACTTTTTCGCCTACTAAATCTCCAGTATAATTAGGATCATACTGCTGTAAGACTTGCTGCCCTCGGTAATATGCACTGAACAGACTTTTTATAGCCTGCTTCGTCTGCAAATTTTTGACAGCTACATTGCGAAATCCTACCTCGATACCGTTATCTGTTACTACTTCCATGGGAATATCTACTCCCATTATTTCCATGGGATCTACATCAAGAACAGCGCCATCCCGTAAGTACACTTTAACATTAGAAGGTCCTCCACCTGCATCAGGTATGACATCTACCATGTTGATATCATCAGCTATCGGAACTAAAGGCGTCCGAGTTCCTATTACTTTTCCATCTGGCCCAGTAACGTCTTCTTCTACTCCTTTAACATACATTCTTTTCGCCGATTTAACACTAGCAGTCCACGCAATAGGATCGTCTAAGTAAGCAAAGAGATTTTTTTCATCTACCAAGACTGGTTTTTGTGGAATACCTTTTTCATCCATAGTGGCTTCATAGAGACTTCCTTCATGCTCAAATTGTGCAGTCTCTCCAGGTTTAGCCCCAGCAGTTTGTTGAATCATAGATTCATGAAGCTGCATAGCATTGTATTCTTGTGGGCTTAGGAAAGTTCCACCAGTAAGCATACTAGCTAAGAACATGGGAGCTAAAGAACTGACATTAGCAGACTTTAGAAGCTCATCATAAAGTCCTTTAGTGTCAGTATCTATCAATCCTTGCTGTACTGCCGTAGATACTGCACCCATAGCAGCAGCAGTGCCACTATGTACAAGCTTCCTAGTCAGTTCTGCTGCTCCCCAACTAGACCCGAACTTGTCGAGAATATAGGTAAATCTTGGAGCCATTGGAATATTGCCTAAAGTTCCAATAGCTAGAGATTTAGTATAATCCTCAGCAGCTTCCCATGGAGTTTCTCCTTTAGAGATAGCATTCTCGTAGTATTGATTTGCATGCTCTATAGCAAGAACATGAGCAACGCCGAAAGTTTCTAAAGCTTTTACACCCTTAAGCCCAAGTCCAGCTGATTCTGCAACTCCTCCTAGGCCAGCTGCTTCTGCCACTCCTCCTAATCCAGCTGTTGCTACAGATGCTATATAAACATTAGCTACAAGGTCTGCTGTATCTGCAGCTATAGCCATACCTTTTCCGGGCAAGGTCTGTGGAGCTGGGACCAAAGATTTGAGGAATTTATCTGCATCTGAAAATCTTTCAGCTATGGCTGCTGCTTTGGGTATTGAAGCATCATTAAAGGCCTCTTTTCCCTGCTGCACAGCGTCATCCATACTACCACCACCAGCTAGTGTACCAGCTCCAGCAGCTGCAGCACTAATACCTTTAAATATATAGTTTCCATATGTAACAACACTAGAAACCAAATTAGCTACAGACCCACTTGTCTTGGGAATTACTCCTATAGCTTGGATACCCATATCAGCAAGAGCACCCCTGCCATCTTCTTGTTGTGGAGGTGCCGCTTCAGGCTGAGCTTGCTCTTCTGTATCTATAGTATCTCCATCAAGTGTTACTAGATTCATGATTATTCCTCACCTTGGCCAAAGTATTTATCGTTATTAGAATCTTTTGATTTCTGCGCAGGACTCGATTTAGCGGCGGCAGCGGCTGCGGCTGCTGCATTTGCGGCGGCTTGAGCTTTGGCCTGAGTTGCTGGGTCTGGAGTGGCTACAGGAGCTGCAGAATTATGCTGTGCAGCCAAAGTCCCTTTTGGATCTAGTCCGGCCTCTATCATAAAAGGCGCATATACATCCCAGTCAATGTGACCATTCTTAAACAATGAGAATAGTCTCTCGCCTGCTAAGCTCCGATACCTATTAGTATAATCCGTCATTGCTGTAGGATCTGCCCTTAGAGCATCCTTTACTTGCTCCAAAGTTCCGTAGGCAATTCTGCGCTGATTCTCTAAACGTTTCTCATCCGATCTACTATCAGCACCTATCTTTGCTGCTTCTACTGTAGCATTAGCAGCAATCTCATGTCCTCGAATAGCAGCTTCACTTTGCATATTATTCCCAAGCAATCCAAACATCATCTGAAGCATGCTGTTAGAGATGGAATCTTGTCTATACTGAGCTGTATTAGCTTCATCAGCTGCATTATGCTGTGCAGCTTCATTTGCTTGAAATTGCTCAATAGCAAGATGCTGTCTCTGCAATCCCAAATTCTGCTGTTGAAATTGAGCCGCCTGCTGTAGCTGTCTCTCTCGCAACTCTCTATCAGCCTCTGCCTCAGCTGCTTTTTGTTGTAAGGCAGCCTGCTGATTGCTAATTTCAGACACTTGAGCTGCGGCGTCGTTAATAGTCTTGGCTTCAGCGACTTTTCTGTTATGATAATCACTAGCCATCTTGCTGGTAACGCCATAGGGAAGTGTAGTAGTCAAACTAGATGGAGTAGTTATTGACATCCTCTGTGGCATTGCCATTACTTTAGCAACTCCAGCAGCTATAGCTGGAATCATCTGAGCAAAACTACTGCCAGTATCACTACCAGTAGGCTGAGTCTGTGCAGGCTGCTCTGTGGTTTGTGTAGGCTGCTCTGGGATCTCTGGAATCTGTGCTACTTGCCTAGGCTGAATTTTAGGACCTTGAGTTTGAGATACTATTTGTTTAAACATTCCTGGTACTTGTTGCATAATAGTAGAAAAATCTAAGCCTGACGTAGCTGACTTTTTCAATGGATCATCATCATTATCAGGAGCCATATTTCTTATCCTTTTCAGTGTTAAGAGTCTGTGTAGTGGTACTAGGAGCGCTTCCTAGACTTGATAGTGTATTAGCCATTCCTATACCATTCTTAGCATTACTTATACCTCCTACTAATCCACCAGCACTCTGTCCAAGACCTTCGCTACCTTTTCCCAGCATACCTATAGCTTTTGCTATAGCTTCAATTGTAGCAATATTGCTAGTCTGTGTACTATTATCGCCAGCTTGTGAAGCTGTCTGATCATTTTGAGCATCCAGATTTCCACCTACTCCACCTGCTATTCCACCAACTATTGCACCAATAGTTGACCCAAAAGGGCCATAATTAGATCCAGCTTTGGCGCCAATTATGGACCCTTCAAGTATACCACTGATAGTTTTAGTAGTCTTTCTAGTTCCAGATTGGACTAGTGATTTCTCTTTCTGCTGCCTATCAGCTTCTTCCATTAAGCCAGTCCTAGCTACATCTGCAGTTTGATTAGCCACTAAATCAGCTCCAGAATCAGGATAGTGCATAGTAAAGTTCTTACCTAATTCTGCAGCACCGTATGCCAATGCTGGAGCTGTATGTATATGGTATCCATCTT